TGTAACCCCAATTCTTGGGAATTACGATGTACGCTGTTGGCTAGCATTGCGAGGTTTGCTATGCAAAAGCCAATCATTTCCGCAATTGCCGCTATTTTATGTTTTATAGCGGTGAAAGTGGTTGCGATATATACGAGCACAGATCCGTCCGAGTGTTTCATGGGCTTATGCTTAGAAATACTCAGGTATGGGATTGCTTAAACCTGATTAGCACATTCGATAAGGAGTGGCGAAAATGCCAAACCCCAACCGTAAAGCTAAAACACCAGATCTTGGTGTTGCGGTAACGCCCGAGAAGGCTTATATCAAGCTTCTTGCGGCTGCCGTTAGTTCGACGAACCTACCGGATCGGGAATCGTTGATGGGCGCTCTTCGAGCGCGCAGATTCGATCTCCTACTCCGGTGGGCCGAGCGTCCGTCCCCACAGATGTATGGGACACCTGCGGATTACTTCGCAGACGCTCAGATAGCTGCACTAATCCGGAAGTACCCATTTACATCGTCCCAGGTTCCTGAATTGGATCCTCGGGCCACGGCCATTAAGAAATTCTTGGCTGCGGAGCATCGGTGTAAGTGGATCAACCGGAAATATCGCGCGAGGCGGAAACGCTTCGACCCCTACATGCAGGGTAAAACCTACATGCGCGAGTTCATAGAGAAGGTGATCAGGCGTGAGCCTGACTTCCCAAGTATCTATGCTAAGTGCGACTTTACGTCGGGGGCCTCATTGCTGGTTAACGGGAGTAAAACCAATATAGCGCGCAAAGTTTTCGCGCAATGTTGGACCGTGACGCCAGTGGCCCTACCGTACGTGATGCCTGCGCTCTGGGCTAACGCCCAACTTCGTGATTGCATCCTCCCGGGTGCAATGAAGTGCTACGACCCCCGTGAATTCGGGGATATCGTGAGAGCAAAGGTAATGCACGTGGACTATAATAAAGTAAGTTTCGTACCAAAGACCGCGACTACAGATCGTAGTATCGCGGTAGAACCATTACTTAACGGGTTTCTACAGAAAGGAGCGGACTTGTACATGCGCGAACGTTTAAAAGCGTTCAACCTAGACTTGTCCGACCAAACAAAGAACCAGCGGCTTGCGCTGCAAGGTTCTTTGGGCGGTTTTAATCCTTATGTCACCATTGATCTGTCAGCAGCAAGTGATTCGCTGTCGATGGAGGTGGTGCGGGAGTTACTTCCCCCCGAGTGGTTCGAGTTCCTCGATTGTTTGAGGGCTCCCCGCTACATGCTGCCTATGACCAATCAGACCTCACGGTATGAGAAGTTTTGCAGTATGGGTAATGGTTTCTGCTTTCCACTTCAGACGTTAATTTTCGCGTCGGTTGTGTACGCAGCCTCTCGGCTGAACAATGCTCCGCCAGGTGACTACTCCGTTTACGGAGATGACATCATAGCGAGGCAAAGTGAGGCTCTCATCGTAGTTGAATTACTACGGGAGTTAGGGTTCCGGACTAACGTTGATAAGACGTTTATTACGGGGCCTTTTAGAGAAAGCTGCGGAGCAGATTGGTTCGCAGGCCAGGATGTTCGTCCTGTGCATTATGACAAACCGCTGGTAGATGTGCGCCAGTTGTTTGCTCTTCACAATTCAACGTTACGTTCTAGACGATGCGAGCTCTTTTTTGAAGAGTTTCGTGTCGTTTTACGGTCCCTCGGGGGAAGGTTTTTCCTCCGTCCGGGCCGAGAACCAGGAGATAGCGCTTTTAGCGTTCCTCTGGATGTAGCGATGAGCAGTCCCTTCGTTCGATGGGACCGCGATTTGCAACGATGGACCTGGTCGGAAATTGCTTCTCGACCAGTATCTGACGTTGTGCGTCTTGGTGAAGTAGAATATGCAAATATTCTAATGCTTGCCGTTCTTCGGGGGTCTGACTCCCAAAGGCCGTTCAGCCTGCGTTATGAAACCACACCGAAAATCGTCCGAGTTCGTCGTCATTACTTTGATGACTTCGATAAAGCGAGGACTTGGCTAGCAATAGCCGAGTTACCCGAGGACGACCTCAGTGAGGCGTGTGGAACATAGCGATGCACCTAGCGAG